AGTCTTTGCAAATCGACAAGATCTAATTTGTCGGCACCATATCTCGCCAATCTTAATTCTGCTGAAGGTGCTTTGGCACCAAAATACATTCTCCAAAGCCCACCCCCTAAAAGACTTAAACCTTCACCCGCAGCACTCAAACCAGCTTCTCTAGTAATTGTGCCAAGACCTTCTTTTGGATTTACATTAAATAAATCATAAGAATCTTCAAGTTGAAAACCTTGAATGGCATCTGCAACTTCTTCACCACCCTTACCTAAACCACCACCTAAAGTTCCACCAAGTACCCTGCCAGCTAATTGACTGCCGCCGGCTAAAGCTTTAGCAGCTTTAAATATTTTACTTTGTGGCAAAACTCCAGCAACACTTCCTATTATTGGGCCTGCAACTCCCATAAAATCTGCTAAGTCACCTCTTTCTCCCATAGGGCCTTCAATAATGGTATTAAGTTGTAAAACACTACCGTCTTGTAATGTTCTTGTTTGTATAGGTAATCCTCTTTCTTTGAGACCTTTTGGTGTTAAGGCCAAACTTTTATCTGTTGTTTTTATGTAACCAGAGGAACCTACTAAGTTTCTAAGGACTTGCTCTTTTTCTTCTAAAGTTTCTGCCCTAGCTAACAAACGCCTTAGTTTTAGATCATCTACACCAGTCTCATAATCAAAATATAATTCATCATAAATGGGAGATACAACGCCTTTTGCTATTCGCCCTTTTACTATTTTACGAGCATCAGATGCGTTATTAGCTTCGACGGTTTCAATTAACCCAGGTGCGACTTCTACTTCAAATACTGGCATTTTTTACCTACTGGCAGCAAATTGATCTGCTGCTGTTTCTTCTTCAGGTTCTTGTAAAGGTATTCTTTGAACTTCTTGATTTTGGTCTTGTTGGGAAGCGGCTGATAAAAACTCATCATCTATCAATAAAGGTAGCTCTACACCAAGATCTCTAAAAAATATTTCGTCATTAGCAATTCTTGTAAGCCTTGTATTTTGCTGGGTGTTGAGTGTTGCTAATCTTCTGCTTAAAACATTCAATATTTCTGTTCTTGATTTAAAGGCTCCTCTTGGACCTTTTATTGTTGCTAATAGTTCTTGTGCCAATTGAATATCTCTATCTGATAACCTACCTGTTGACTGTCCTAAAAAATCTCCAGGTTGAGATCTAGCTATTTCTTCTAAAATATTACCAGCTAAAGTTTTAACATCAGGAACTGTATCTGGGTCAAAAAATGTAAAAAACCTATACCCAAACTCTTTAATGGCAGCTTTGGCTCCACCTAAATCTTCATTATTTGCTATCTGTATAACTTTGCCTAGCAAGTTTATAGTATTTTCACCTTTCTTGTATTCATTAAATGTATCTTGATAACTTACTTTTCTATCTTCTATATAATTTTGAGTTGGGCGTTCTTTTTTACCTGCTTCTATTTCTGCAAGAGAAGTAGCTAATTCCTCTGCTGCTCTTTCTTCTGCTGTTTTAGCGGCACCTTTTGCTAGGCCAGTAAAATCACCTGTTTCTACTAAAGCGGCTCCAACATTTCTTAAAAACCTATTTATATCTTTTTTTCTAAATAATTCTGAAACACTTGGCTTTGATTTATCTGGCTTTAATACATATCCAGCTGCGGTATAAATGTAAGTTTTGCCATCTACTATTTTTGTATCTCCTAGCTCAGGTTTTTGTTCTTTGCCATTCTCTGTTTGTGTTTGATCTGTTAGTGTAACAGAGTCACCATCCTCCTCACCACCACCTTCAGGTTGTCCATTTATTGCATTACTTGCTGTTATTTCATCTAAAGATTCTTGTATTTTATCTGCCTGTCTTTCTGCCGCAGCCACATCTTGTGCTTGGACTATCTCACCAGAATATAACAAGGTTTGTGGAATTTTTGGAGTTACTTGCGTGCTTGTTGCTATTGTTTTAAAAGGACCTGGAGGACCCACGCTAGGTACAATTCTACCTTGTGATGCAGTTTTTGTAGTAACTTTAATAGGATTTAGAGCTGCTAATGCTCCTTTTAGCATGTTTCCCATACGCAAAGTTTCACCAAGTTTTCCTGCTTTTCTAGCTGTTCTTAAACCCTTAATTCCAAGTCCGACTCCAGTACCTACACCCGAAGCTGTCAATCCTGCTGATAAATAATCTAAAGGATCAGTTGGATCAAAAGCTAATCGTCTTTGTTCTCTAGCTAAAATTGCATTTATCTCGTTTTCTATTTCCTCTATAGACTTACCAACTGGATTAATACCAAAATCTTGTAGTGCTTTAACTGTCGCTGGATCAGTTACTTCACTTCGAATAATTGGCTCTGTTGGTATAAAAGCTTCTGGAGTCATTACCCTTGCCCCGTAGTTTGGCCATAATTATCAAATGCAGACCCTGTTTGTGGTGCTAATGAAGCATATGTGCTTAAAGCAGCCCCTAGACCTAAAGCGCTTGGATCCTGCGGCATACCATAAGTTGTGCCTATTCTGGAAGTTGCTTGTGTATATCCGGGCAACAAGCCACCAATACCACGTAATACTTCTAGCGGTCTGTATAACTGGCTTATGTCTCTGCCATACTGTCTATCAAACTCGCTTAGACCTGTTCGCTGAGCTTCACTAAACCCACTTTGTCTGATACCAGCTAAGGCTTGACCTAAACCTCTACCAAGAGCTTCCTGACGCTCATCAGCAGTTAGTCTAGCTCTAGAGCCAAAGGCAGATAAACCGCCTCTACCAATATCTTGTGCTCTTTGGGCAATATCTCTTTGTTCACCAGCTTTTAGTACATCCTCTATTGTTTGTTGGACAACTCTATCTTCAAACGGGTTGAAGAACTTTTCTGTCATACTTGGATCGTATTCAGTCCCTGGTGCTTGTGCACCTAGTAAGTTAGCACCTACTTGTTGTAATTGGTTAAAGAACCCTGGTTGATCAGGAGTACCAAAATATAAAGCACGAATAAGTGGGTCAGTAACAACCTCATCAGCTGTTTGCCCCATTATTATTGGATCAATCGTATTAGGAGCCACAGGCATAGTTTGTGTAGGTGATGGTGTAACTGGGTCGACTGTTGCTGTTGCTACAAGATCAGGTGTAGGTTCTACTACAGAGCCTGTGGTGTATGCTGGCTGACCTACTATGCTTCCTCTAGTGTCTATTGCACCTGGAGGTGGGGGAGGGCCAAAAGCTGCTTTCTCTTCCTCTGTGAGTGGCACAGGTGCTAACGTTTCACCTCTTTCATCAAAAGTCCGTGAACCGCCTGGGAACATTCTAGGATCTGTTCGACCTCCACCTGGGCCGCCTATAGATATAATAGGTGATGTGTCAGTTGGTATGCCAAAGTTAGGTCTAAAATTAGTTCCTGCTCCTGATACTGGTATAGTTAGACTTGGTTGTGGTTCTCTTTCTAATCCATAATTACCAATTCTAGGCCTGTCATTCATAGTCCCGTCATCTTGTGGAGGCTCTGGTGGCGTAAATGGAACACCCTCACCCATCTGCAAATTTCCTACTGGTGCGCCTACTAATCTGTCCTCACCAAGTCTTTCTATTGACATGGGAGGCGTTGGTTTTTGCACTGGTAATCTGTCAAAAATAGTTCCGCCTTCTGGTAATTCTTTTGCAAGATCTCTTATATCTGGTGCATCTTCTTTAATATCTAAATTCAAATCGCCTGGTGGTTGTATTGGTAAAGGTTGTACTGGAGGCACTACCGGAGTTGGAGATGGCTGCGCTTGTGCACTTTGTAGTTCTGCTAACTGTCTAGTGATATCTTCAAGCCTTTGATCTATTGCAGACGTATCAAAAGCTGGAGGAGCAACTGGTTCTACATTCTCTAATGCAGATAAGCGCTCTTGTAAGCTTGATGGATCAAAAGCAGGTGGTGGGGCTACTGGCTCTCTACTTTCTAGCGCATCCAATCTAGCCTGTAATCTACTTGGGTCAAATAATGGTCTTGCTGGTGCTGGTCTCCTATTTTCTAAAGCTGCTAACCTTTCTCTAATTCTGGTTGGATCAAAAGGTCTAGGTTGTTTTATTCTTCCAGTTATGTCTTTAATTAATGCTTCTCTGTCTATTGTTGGAACTTCTCTTCCTTCTAGCTCGGCAAGTCTACTTTGTAAAGCAGATGGGTCAAATTGAGGCAAATTAGCCAACCTATCTTCTAAGCCACCTATTTGAGATTGTAAACCAGATGCATCAAACTGTGGTATATCTCTATTTCGTAAATCTTGTAGTTGCCTCTCAATAGACATAAAATCATCTCTACTTGGCCTTTGTCTTAAATCAGATATTTGTTTCTGTAACTCACTAGGGTCAAATGCAGGGGCTTCTCTATTTTGTAATTCAGCTATTTGTTCTTGTAAAGCGCTCGGATCGAAAACTGGAGCTTGTCTACCCTCTAACTCAGCTAGTCTTGCTTCTAGTCTTGTAGGATCAAATACAGGAGCAGTTGGCACTTGTATTTTCCTTAAAATATCCTGAATCAAAGTATCTCTATCTAATGCGTCTGCTGGTATTGTTTGTTTGGGTTGACCGCCTGTTAAAAAATCAAGTGATGGTCTGGATACAACAGGAGAAGGTCTAGGTGCTACTCTTGGTGCAGACATACTAGGTCTTGTACCCATTAATTTACCTATAATAGCCATTAAGAAAGCCTCTTATCAGTATCTTCAAACATATCCATAAGCATGCCTAAATTCTTTGCACCCTTTTCTCTGTTTGGTTTGCCATCTGGTTTTAGCATGATTGAATCCTTAGATTTAGATATATCAAAAGCACCAGCACCATTATTAGCTGATGCGGTAAAAACATATTCACCATCACTTAACATAGCCGGTATATCATCAGATGTGCCTGTACCAATACCTATTGTTGGCCCGCCTACTTGACGGTAATCTAATTCAAATACCTCTGGGTTAAGTGGACCGCCTTTTGCAAACCCTGGTCTGCCTTCTGCTGTACCGCCGTATGCCATTCCTGGTCTAACCCCTAGATCAAATCCTTGAAATACTGGCTGAGCAGCTAGATCTGGTCGTCTTGAAGCTCTTATATCAGTTAATCCACCAACTCTATCCTCAGCTGCTCTCTTTGTAGCTAATCCATATAAAGCCGCTAAAGCTGCTAGTCCGCCTCTCGAATCACCAGTTTGTTGTCCTTTAATAACATCTTCAATACCTTTAATTGGACCGGGAGTATCAATACCAAAAAAACTACCACCGGATCGCACGGGGTCTGATCCCCTTCCCTTAAGTATATCCTCAATAATACCCAATCTACTTTGTCCTGGTGTGCCACCAAATAAATTAAATCCTAAACCTCTTTGTTGAGTTTGTGGTTGGGATGCTCTTAAACCTGCAACAATCTGGTCTGGAGTATATCCTTTACCATCAGGCCCTTTAAATAATCCACTCTCTCCCATAGGAGTAAAGTTTTCCGTTATGTATTTCATTTCCTCTTGGCTTAATTGATAATTTGGAGCTCCATAGCTAGTTTGAACAAAACCACCAGTATTAGGATCTATTTGTTGTTGAGGAGCAAAAAAATCTTGTGGACTAAATAAATTACCAATACCTCTCCTAAGATTAGGTCCAATTTGCCCTCCAAAAATACCGGTTGCTTGATCTCCTGGCTTGAAAAAACTACCTAAACCAGATTTTATTCTTGGCCCAATAGTACCGCCAAATATACCTTTATCTGCAACTTTTGATCCAATCCCAGACCCAAGAAACTTTGATCCAATACCTGCTGTTAATCCACCTAACAAGGCTGACTTTGTATCCATCCCAGATGCTTTACCAGCAGCCGCTGTAAGCAGTCCTTTTGCTATTGGTCCAACTCCAGGTATAAAACTAACAGCAACTGGTGCTACTTTTTTTACTACATTTTTTATTTTTTTAAATACTTTTGATAAGAAGCCAAACTGTTGAAGTCCAGTTAATTGATTTATCTGACCGTTACCAACGACATATTCTTGTGGATTTAGTCCTACAGCCTGCATATCTCTATTAATTAACTGTTGTGTAGTGTTACTAATAACTGGTGGAACTACCATTTCGCCTGGTGCGGCGTGAACTATTTGTGTATCCTCTAATTGTGGTTGTGCTAATTTATCCTGCATATCTCCTTCCATAGTATTTGTTATTTTAGCGTAAATACTTAAAAAGTATGTTTATTTTCCAAAATTAGCAAGTTTGATAGATACAGCGCCGTTATTTGTAACAGTCACCTTACCTAGTGCGCTTGTTGCCTCTAGTCCCTCGTTGACTAAAGGTTCGCCTATATTAACCCATTCTGAGCCAGTATAGACCTGCAACACCTCAAGTGTTGTATTCCAGATTATACTACCTGGATTGAAATTCAAGGTTTCTAACTCATTTTCGCTTACTTGACGAGTATTATCAAGGTTTACTGCACCTAAATTTATCTCTAATAATCTTATTAGGCGGTTAAAAACTTCGGGAGTTACCTCTGATTGTGCTAACGGTAACTGCGTTGGAAGCAGTTTGCTCATCTTTTACCGTCTGCTTTTATGTCTATTCTAGTAGCCCCTAAGCGCCAACCTACTCCTAAGTTACCATTATCGGTAGCATCATCATTTGATTCTACACGTAAAGCCATTTGTCTTGCTCTAGCTCTTATAAAAGATTGTTGTGTGCTGCTCGTAATCTCACTTGTAGAATTAGTTGATAGACTATCACCTGGAAAATTTCTTGTTTTAACAACTACGTTTACAGAACAATTGTTTTGATTTTCAATAAATTTAAAATCCGGTATTATCCTACGGGCAAAAGCAAACTGTTCACCATCACCCAAATCAAAGTCTGAGCTTTCTATAAATACACCAGTCATAGGCGATCCATCATCATCAAAACCTAGTTCTTGCTGATATAGATAGCTATTTGCAGCTGCTCTTGGAAAGTTTTCAATACCTGAATCTAACCAAGCAGTTCTAGTAAGTTGCCCATAAAACCATAATTGTTCAGAATAATTATATATAACATACCGATCTATAGTTTCGCTATTAGCAGAACAATAGAACCATCCGACTTCATTTTTATCTTTTATAGTAAAAGCGTGTATTTTAAAAGATTGTGTAAGATTTATGTCGTTAAATACATAATTGTGTACTGAGCAAGGTAAGGTATTTACAGAACCGTTATAGAAGTAAAAATTATTGTAACTCATAAAAAATACTGCTGATGGAGCAGTTACAGCTGCTTTTGGTGCCACCAATCCAGTTCCTTCATTAATTAAGTTGACAGCAAATGTGAAAGGAGGCCCAACGAACTGCATACTATACATAGCGGTATCAGTCCAAACTAAAACTTCTTGTCGTGCTTTTACCGCACCAATAATTGATGATCCTGATGATAGTCTTAAAGAACCTGCTGTATTAGTAGACTTTGGTTCAAACTCTAGTGCGTTTTCTTGATCACTAAATGCTATTAACATAGGGTCAATCGTCCCTGTTCTTGAGGTACCGCTAATTGGATCTGCACCTAAAACTATTAAATGTCTATCAACCTCAGATGTTATTACTTGTAAAGCTTTAGTTGGCACAAGGTTAGCTCCAGACACTTGCGATAGTTCTACTGCCCTAGTTGATGTGCCGTCTGACTCTAACCATCTAAAAATACCGTCATTGCGCTGATTAATTATTAAATCTTCGCCAAAGTTATCATGCGTCCAAAGTCTTAGTTGGTTTGTGCTGGATAGAGCTGCTGCTTGCCCAAATGCACCTTCACCCCAACCGTTTAAGCCCCAACCAGTACCAGGGACGTAAACATCTAGACCTACATTTACTTGATATGCACCAACAACTGAGGAACCACCATTTCCACTGTCAGATGCATTTGCTGTTATTGTTGTACCAGAACTATCCTTTGCAGTTATTTTATAGCTATTAGCATTTACAATAGAATCTATTTGATATTCTTGATTTAAAACAGCAGCCGTAACATTACCGCCAAGTGAAGCTGCGCCACTAAAAGTTACAAAATCATTTTTTACTGCCCCGTGGGCTGTATCGGCTACAGTTATTTCTGAACTGCCGTTTGTTGCAGAAAATGTAACATCACCCGCTGACGTTGTTGATCTAATAGGAGTAATATCGTTAAATGCACTACCGTCTTGCACATAATACTTTAGATGTGTGCCAACTCCTAAATACTTTGTACCCTCTAATGCAATCCAAGCGTGTAAGGCTCTTGCGGTTCCTTGATAAGTGTTATCTGTAACTTTTTCCCAACCACCAAACTTTTCTGGCCTGCCCTTTCTAAACCTTACAAGATTACAATCAAACCACCCGCCTTCGTTATCGTATGCGGTACCTTCTCTATTTATGCCTGGTCTGAAAACTGTTTTTTGCAAGGGCATGCGCTAAACCTCATGCCATTCTTTACCTTCAAACAGTAAAGATTCTGCTAATCTTCTGCGTTCTAGTCCCGGTAAAACAACTTTTTCTCCATTAACTCTTGCTTTATTCCATTTACGCATTTGATGTGGTACTTCATCTTTTTTATTGTCATTAAGAACTTTTAACATAGTGGAGTTGTTAAGATTTGATGGACCTAAGTTGTATGTCCAAGCAACTAAAGCATCAAATTCATTTTGCTCTAGCGGCACTAACACTGCGTCACTTACGTATGCTCCATATACAGGCAGCTCTTCCTCCAGCCACTTGTCTGCTTGTTCTTGTGAACAAGTATCACCTTCTTTTACATTTTTTATTCGGCCAAAACCTATTGTCCATTTTCCTGCGGCACATTTGTACGCTTCTAATTCACAACCTTCAAACTTTTTGATAAGTGATTTTCCTTCCTCTGAAATTTGCATGTTACTCTCCTTTGTCGCCTGAGTGAGACGCTCCAAAATAGAACGAAATAATAGCACTTGCTAATCCTCCTAAATATCCCAATACAAGATTTATTAAAGCCTCAGAGTTTTGCTCTGGTGGTTGTAGCGTTACCAAGAATATGTATCCTAAAAAACCTCCAATAGTAGCAATACCTATAATTCTTGCTGTCCAATCTTTACTGAACATACCTCTTGCATTTTGTTTATCTTCTGTCTCAAGCTTAAATACATCAACCTCAAGCTCTTTCATCTTTACTTTAAAATCTTGCTCAGCTTGTTTTATTTGCATCATTTGTTCAGGTGTAGCGTTTTGTATTGCTGTTTGTATATCTTTTGGATTGTTTGCACAACCAAGCACATCTGCAATCATATTACCTGCCATACCGCCCATAGGACCACCTAAAGCAGTTCCAATAGTAGGTGCTACTTGACCTAGAATACCTTTGATTAATTTTTTCATAATATCACCGTAGTAAATACTGCTATAGCTAAAGCACCAACAAAACTAAAAACACCAAATGTTGCCATTCTAATAGTTGTATTTATAGATGCTATTTCTTGCTTAATATCTGCAAACTCGTTGAAAGCAGTTTTCCAACGCTCTGCGTTTTCTTTTTTTGATACAGCTAAATCTTTAGCCACGTCTTGAACTGTAAGTCTTTTGTTAACCATATTATTTAATAGTATATATTGCTAAAGATTCTTTTTTACCTTTAACTTTAATTGGTTTTAGTAATTCTAACTTAAAATTGCAAGATTTTTTAGTGTTATGGCCTATTATTAAATCAACTCCAACATCTTTAGTTGCGCTTTCAAGCCTAGCAGCAGTATTAACCGCATCCCCAATAGCACTATAATCAAACCTAGTGTCGCTACCCATATTGCCAACACAGGCTTCGCCACTGTTAATACCTATACCAATATCTACGCCTATATTTGCTTCTTTCATATCCTGCATTATTTCTAGTGCTGCTTCTATAGCCATATCTTCATGATGTTCCAAATCTATTGGTGCGTTAAATATGGCCATCATAGCGTCACCAATATACTTATCTACCATACCGCCATATTTTTTTACGGCATTAGATTGTATTGTTAGCGCTTTATTCATAATATGGGTAACTTCTTCTGGCTCTAAAGTTTCAGATAAAGCGGTAAATCCACGCACATCAGTAAATAAAAAAGTGCAGTATCTTTTTTCACCACCAAGTTTGAGTGCTTCGGGAGTTTTTTGCAGAATTGCAATTTGTCTAGGATCTAAATAGTGTTCAAATTGTTTCTTAATTTGTTGACGTAATTTGTATTGCTTACGATAGTTTATATAGAAAGCTGTTGCGCTTGTGAGCACTTGCGATACAAAAGTCCAGGTAAAATCTATCAAAATGCCCTTTTTGATTAAAAAAACGCTTGAGAAGCCGTTGGTGAGCAGTAAAACACCAGCGAGACTTATGCCCTTAACCACACCAAGATAATTAATTGAGAGCCACGTCAGAGTGACAAAAATTGCAAAAATTAAAATTTCCAACGCAAAAGCAAAATCTGGTATATATGGACTGTCAGGAATCAAAATTGACTCAGATAATGCCGCTTGAATCTTATGCGGTTCTAATAATCCAACCGGAGTTGCGATTTGCGGCATGATACCGCTAGCTGTTACACCGATAAAAACAAATTTATTAGCAACATCTAGTTCTTCTAATGTTGTTTCTGGCGTATCAACCCAGCTTATCCATTTACGACCTAGACTGTCTGTTTTTACAGGAGCTAAACCTTGTACAGTTATTTCTTCTATACCATTATCATTAGTTTTTATAATGTAAGTATTATTACCAACAAGCATTTTCATCACTTCGGTACCAAAGGCGGATACAAAGCCATCTGGAGTTCTAAGTAAAAGTGGTATTCTGCGGACTAATTGATCAACGTCTACGGGAGCAGTAGCAATACCTTGATCCGCAGACAGTTTAAGTACATCAATATTCTGCACTACTCCCTGACTCATCATACCACCTACATCAGGACCTAGTAAAACTGTACCTGAAGTCTCAGGGTATGACCCGTTTGGATTCTCAAACATAGCAAGGACAGAACCACCGTAATTTAAAACCTCTGCAAAAACTGCATCGCCGCCCATACGGTCTGGTTGTGGAAAAGATATAACCCACCCAACACCTAGAGCTCCAGCATTTAAAATATCTACATGTATTTCAGCTAATCTTTGTCTGGGTAAGGGCCAACCACCCTCATCTGCTATAAACTCTTCATCTAAGTTTAATATGGTAAAAAAGTTAGATGGTTCTTTTTGTTCTACAAAAGCGTCAAAAAATTTAAGTTTTAATATTTCTGTAGGCTGGCTTTGAAATATAAGTGGTAGTGATAGTAAGGCAAACAAACATATAAATATTTTATATTTCACTGGCTTTGTCTAATAGTAATAATACTACTACTGCCTCCGTTTACTTTGATAGTTTTAGAAACACCATCTTGTATAAAGATTACAGTATAACTACCGTTAGTGTCTAAATCTACTCTTGCGCTGTTGTTTACAGCTCTTATAAGGGTAAGCTTTTCACCATCTATAAAAGATATTATTTGTGTGTCTGGGTCTTGTCCAAACTGCGTACCTGTAAGACTAATTGATCCTATATCTTGTGATAGTTGATCTTCCTCCTCTGCTACCTCAAGAGCATCCAAAACATCTAATAAATCCTCCAAAAAATTTACATCTAGATAGTTTATATCTAACTCTGTAAACTCTAGTTCAGCTTCGTTATCTAAAAAATCCTCATCCAAATAATCAATATCTAAATCATTAAAATCTAAAATACTATCCGACTTTACTATCACCTCTTCTGCTTCTACAACCACTTCCTCTGGTGGTGAAACTATAAGCATGTTATCAATTAAATCTAAGGTTAAATCTAGGATTACTGGTTTTGATGGAGCGCTTTCAAAAACATTTACTGTTGTAGCTTCAAACGGTTTGTTAAGTATGACACTTCCGGTTGCAGTAATAACTTCTATCTCCCCGCTTGATATACCGTATTCATCTGGCAGTAATATAATTAATGACTCACCTAACTCATTAACGGTTGCTGTAAAGTCAGTACCACGTATAGCTATATTTGCAGTTGGAGTTTGTAAAGATATGTTTTGTTTGTTAATACGGTTTAGATTACCGGTAATGAATCTAGTAGTTCCTAACGCAAAGGTAAGGGCCATTTTTGATTTATCTGGATCAGGATCAAAAATGTATTCGTTTATTAAAAGCTGGGAGTGTTCTGTAAGCTTTACTTGACTATCATCTAAAAACTTAATAGCCATACGGCCATTATTGGTAATAGCCTCATCATTTGTTTGTATACCAAAATTTACTGTAGCGTTATAAAGCTGATCCCTTACAACACTAGCAGAACCAGATAACTCAGATATGTCCCCTATATCAACAGCTTGTGCTTGTACCTTGGTCGTTTTGGACCACACAGATATTTGAATTAGAAGTATTACTAATAATTTTGAGATAATCCCTTGCAAGCGTTGAAGATTGCGTAATATCGAGTGTGTTTGAACTACCATCTAAATCCAAGTAAAAATATCCACTATCAGCTGATGTTGTGCCACCATATCCACTACCGCTGAAATTAATTGTGTTACTGCTTCCATTAACATCTACATAGTTTATCGCATTTGCATAATCTATATCAAAATCAAACTCATTACTGCCCCCAGTAATAATCCAATCTAAATCTAAATATGATGCGTCATCATCTTCTGCAACCGCTAAATCAAACGTGTTGCTTGATCCTGTAACATTTATATTCATATTAATGTAATCAGAGTCTATAAGACCTGTGCTATCCATTAAGATATCAAAAACGTTACTATCGCCTGAAAACTCAAAGAATCCAGTAAAGTTATCACCATCTATAGCATCTGATCTAAATACGTTTGATGCACCAATCTGATTGATGTCAAGTATCATTGACACACCATCTAGATCTAGAGCCGTCATGCTACCTGTTTCTGCTGATGTACCACCAATAAGGTTAGAACCGCCTTGCTGCTCTAAATCTATAGCAGCTGAGTTACCAGTTTGGTCTACATAAATTTCATTATCTGCAACTATAGATAGAGACATAAATAAAACAATATTAATTAGTTTCTTCATATTTCCAATACCCTCGTGTATTTCCTATATTTATTATTTCTAAAACTGCACCTTCGATAGCTTTCATTAAAGCTAGGGTTGTGCTTTCGTTGCGGGTGGCTCCCGTTTCTATTTCTACCAATTCTGTTCCCATTTCTATAAATTTGAAAACATCTTGCGATTGGCCATAACTATAGATAGTTTTTTGCGACATTACCTCTATAAGTATTTCGCCTGTTGCTACAGACACCATTCTGAGACTAACGGTTACGCTGTCCTCTCGGTATTGCATACTAGAGCCTATACCAAGGTATCTTGCTCCAATACCTCCCGTAGCTATATTACTATCATACGATACAACAGCACCTTCTAGCAAGACACCAGCAAATAGGAGTGGGCCTAGGCTTTGTTCTTCACCTAATTTTTCTCTTGTAGATCTTATTAGTTGTCTTTCTTTTGTTAGATTATCTAAACCAACTCTTTCTACTACACGAAAAAAATTACCGCCAGCTGCGTGTTTTAAAGATCGTATTAATATTGTATTGGGTGCTTGAGTTATAGCAGATGAAAACAAAGCAAATTCACTGTTACTTTTTCTTTGTCCGGTTTGGTCTAAGAAAGAATTTGGATAAACAGCAACAACAGGCTTGACTACCGGTGGTTTTACGTTTGCTAATTCTGAAGATTGTAGTTGATAAATGCTAAAAGATTCTCTGCCTTCAAGATTAAATGTCTTAGGATTAGTTTCTTGTACTACGTCTAAAAGACTACAGCTAGAAACTGAAATCGCCAAAAGGCAATTCAATAACAGTCGTTGTTCCATCATTTGAGTTAAAAATTGTTAGTATTATCATGCCATCTTCAATCTTGTAAGATATTATGTTGCCCTCAAGCTCAAACGATCCTTCAGTCGATTGTGTTTCCCCAAACATGTTTTCAACTATCTGTCTTGATATTTGTGCGTATATTCTACTTTCTAAATTCCTTAAAAATCTTGCTAATGTAGTGTTTTCTGCATCTCTTTCTAATTCGTCTTGTAAGGCTTTAATTTCTTCTTTAATAGTCATCTTACGCATGTGTTCTTGATTTTCTATAGTAAGATAATGTGAGCTAGTATTTACCCCACTAAAACTTGGATTTTTAAATTTAAAGGTTATGGTATCTGCTTGGATGTTTACGCAAAGAATACCAACAAATAAAACTACAGCCCAAATAAAAATTATTTTGTAGTGTAATGGTAGCTTAATCTTTCCTTTGGTCATCTCTATCAGCCTTAGCAATCTTATTGCTATCAATTAATTGTGGCACTCCTAGTATAGTTTTTATTAGTGTGTCTTGTCTAATAATCTCATTATCAAGGCTTCTAATTCTATCTATTAATGCTACTAAAATACCGTGCTGGCTATCAAGTTTTGTGCCTAATCTTTCTTCAATAGCAGCAATTTGACCTTCTACTTTTTCATCAACGGTATCAAGTTTTGTTTCCATACCATCAACAATACGCATAATAAGTTTGTAAATAAACCAACCAAGGCCTAAAGCTGCTGCTATAGGAAAACCAACTTCTTGGATGACGGTTACAGCAGATTCCACAGTTTAGTAATCACCCCAAATCTTAGTTTTCTTACCGCCATCATAAAAAACTGCGTGACCCTCATCTATAAGTATTTGACAAATGTCTTTACCATCTTCTGTATACGGTATACCTAAAATACGGCCATACTTACCTTTACCTAAAGATTTTACTTTGATTTTACCTACACATAACTCTGCAAGCCTGGCTTTTGCAGCTAGACCTAGTTTCTTTTCTGCAAGATCTCTTGTGCGTGATTCTGGTGTGTCAATTTGAGCAAGGCGAACTCTTTGTTTGTGTAGCTTTACATCAAAACCAAGATCTAAGCTACAATCAAAAGTATCACCATCTACTATTCTTTCAAGAGTTGCATTATAGACAAATGCATCTGGTGCATCAGCCATTATTTTTTACTTTTCTTTACTCTTTTAGTTGTGTAAGCCTCATTTACATCAGGAGTAGATTTATCGTCACCAACGTATCTACCTTTGTCATCACGAGTTCTTACAACTACATCTTCTGAATTTGTAACAAAATTAACTAACTTTCGCATCCACTTCATTATCGCTCTCCTGTAATACTTCATCTGCCTGCTCTTTTGTAGAATTTATAAAAGCATTTTTAAAAACACTCAAAGCTGCATTTATTTGGTCTAGTTCGCTTTGTGCCGTATATTGTTTGCGGCTCAAATCTTCCATTTGATGATATAAATATCTTTGATTTTCATTAAGATCCCTAACATACATTTCTGTACCATCTACAGAAACTACTGGGCCTTTATCGACTTCTTTTTCTTTTTTAACCATATTTATCCCCTTTTAAAAAAAATTAACTATTTGAACTAATATACGCTTTTCCTTTAGTAATTGCATTAGTGCAATTAGTTTTTTTACTACTAGATGAACCTTTAACATTAGGTGTGTCATCATCACTATCAACTGGTTCATACAATAAAATGATTTCTAAATGATCTACGTTTCTTTGTACTAAAGCGTTTATTTCAGACTGCGATAGTCCCTCACAGGCTGGTACGCTAGACGCATCTGCATCTATACTGTCGATTAACGCAACGCTATCTAATGCTGCATCTAATACTTCTGTTACTGTTGCCATATTAATCCTCCTTTAAGGTTTGTATTTCGGCTTTTAATTCATCTACCTGGGTAGACAGTTCTTGTACTGCTTTGACCATTATAGACATCATAGCTGATGGTGCAATTCTTTGCCTTCCATCTGCTTCATCTTCTGACCACATATCAAAGCCTTCTTTTAAATTATGATTATCAATCACTTCTTTAACTTCTTGTGCTATAAAACCATGATTATATTTACCATTCATAGTTCTTGCTTCTGAATCCTCTTTAAAAGCTTTCATATCAGAAGGTATATCTTTTTCTTTTTTCCAAAGGAAAGTTACAGGTCTTAAATCATTTACAAAATCTAAACCTACTTCTTCGTCTTGTATATCTTCTTTTAGTCTTACATCTGATGGTGCTGTAATAGAAGTTGCACCAAAAGCAATATTAGAATCAGTAGTACCATTACCAAATGTAAAATTATCATTTCCTGTACAGGTAACATTCTGACCCATAACTATTTGATTATCGCCACTTGCAGCTGATAAAGATGTATCAACTCCGATAGCAATATTTTGTCCACCAGTAGTTAAATTATCAGCAGCATCATGCCCTATAACTATATTGTCGCTACCTTCGGTTAAAACTTCTGCTGCAGCCATACCCATAGCTGTATTTTGTGCACCTGTAGTAAGTGCTGTTGCTGCCAAATACCCTACAGCTGTATTAGCATCTGCTGTAGTACAAGCATCTAAAGCACCTGAACCAACTGCTGTATTTTGTGCACCTGTAGTGTTTACATCCATAGCTTGAAAACCTATAGCAGTATTGTGGTCTGCTGTAGTGTTAGCACTTAATGCAGCTCTACCTACAGCAACATTAGAACTTCCTGTCGTATTAGCATCAAAAGCATAAGTACCAAGTGCTGTATTCTTTTCACCAGTAGTATTCTGACCCATAGCATCATATCCAACAGCTGTGTTGTCGTTAGCTGTTGTATTAGCGTCCATACATAAAGCACCAACTGATGTGTTTCTTGTGCCTGTAGTGTTTTCTGTTAGGGCAGATTTACCAACTGCTGTATTGTTATCTGCTGAAGTATTAGCGTCTAAAGCGTTCATTCCTACTGCTGTATTGTTAGCTCCGGTACTGTTTGATACTAAAGCAGATCTTCCGACTGCTGTATTATTATCTGCCGTAGTATTTGTGGCTAAAGCATCCTTACCTAAAGCCGTATTAGAACTACCTGTGGTAGATGATGATAAAGCAGTTCTACCGACTCCTGTATTGTTAGCACCTGTAGTGTTTTCTGTTAAAGCGTTAAAGCCTACAGCTGTGTTAGCGTTAGCTGTAGTATTCGCATCTAATGAATTTTGACCTAAAGCAGTATTTTCGTCACCTGTAGTATTTGATAATAAAGCAAATGAACCCATTGCAACATTAGAAGTACCTGTATTGTTAGCACTTAAAGTACTATATCCAACTGCTGTATTGTTTCCAGCTGTTGTGTTTGCATCTAAAGCTAAACTACCAATAGCTGTATTTTGAGCACCTGTAGTGTTTTCTGTTAAAGCGTCATGTCCTATAGCTGTGTTATTGTTAGCTGTAGTATTTGCATCAAGAGCATTATGTCCCATAGCAACATTATCAGTACCTGTCGTATTAGAAAACATAGCTCTTCTACCAACGGCAGTATTGTTACTTGCGGTTGTATTAGCTTGTAAGCAATCTTCACCAACAGCAGTATTGCTATTACCTGTAGTGGTTGCTCCTAAAGCATCATGTCCTACAGAAGTATTGTTTGCTCCTGTGGTACAAGCATCTAAAGACAAAGCACCAACTGCTGTGTTTAGGTCGCCCGTAGTGTTTGCTTTGAGTGAATCATAACCAACAGCTGTGTTGTTAGATGCTGTTGTATTTTGTTGTAATGCACTTTGACCGACAGCTACGTTGTTATCACCTGTAGTATTACTCAATAAGGACTCTCTACCTACACCTGTATTTTCATCTCCTGAAGTATTTGCTTCTAATGCCCTATATCCTGCAGCTGTGTTAAAAGAACCTGTAGTATTAGCTTCTAAAGATTCAGAACCTAATGATGTATTTTCAACACCTGTAGTAGTTGCATTTAGTGCATGAAAACCAACTGCCACGTTATTTACATTTGAAGCAGATGAAGGCTCTTGTGCTGCTAGTGCAGCATATCCAACTGCTGTACTTCTACTACCATCTACGTTTGTAGATAAAGCGTTCATTCCTACTGCTACATTAAGTTCTCCTACAGTATTAGCAGCTAAAGCACTTCTACCCACAGCTGTATTGTCATTACCTGTAGTATTTGCTACTAGAGCACCAGAACCAAGTCCTGTATTGTCGTCACCAGTAGTATTAACATTTAGTGCTCCATAACCAAGTGCAGTATTATTATCTGCTGTAGTATTAGCACCTAAACTCAAATATCCTATTGATGTATTTCTATCTCCAGTTGTATTAGCGTCTAAAGCTAAACTACCAACAGCCGTATTAGCAGTACCTGTTGTGTTTGATAATAATGCTTTATTTCCCACTGCTGTATTATTTGAAGCTGTAGTATTTGCATTTAAAGCAGCATAACCTATACCTACATTATCTATACCAGTTGTAGTAGATTGCAAAGCTAATCCACCTACAGCAGTATTTTTATTACCAGTTGTAACTGATTCCATAGCAGCATGACCAACTGCTACATGGTAAGAATCCTCGTTACTTGAGGGGTTATACGTTGTAAGTGCATTATAACCAACAGCCACGTTTCTGTCGCCTACTGTGTTAGCATCTAATGCTAATGCACCTAAAGCTACGTTAAAGTTTCCTGTAGTGTTAGCACCTAATGCTGACCTACCAACAGCAGTATTACTACTTGCTGTGGTATTCGCATCTAAAGCAAAATTACCAATTGCTACATTATCTGCACCTGTTGTATTAGCAAAAAGTGCTTCTCGACCTATAGCAACATTATCATCTGCTGTAGTATTAGAGCCTAATGCACTTCTACCAATCGCTACGTTTGAATCTCCTGTGGTGTTTGCTGTTAAAGCATTTTGTCCTATGGCTGTAAGTCTTATTCCTGTAGTGCTTGATTTTAATGCATTTTGTCCTATGGCAACATTGTCGTCACCTTCTGTATTTCCACTAAGGGAATCTTCTCCTACTGCTACATTTCCAGCACCTGTGGTATTTGCATCCAAAGACCTAGCTCCTACTGCTGTGTTAAATCCTCCTGTAGTATTGTTTAAAAGAGCTTGATTACCAACAGCTGTATTATCTGAAGCTGTAGTATTAGCTTGTAAAGCTTGTCTACCTAAAGCTGTGTTTGTAGCACCAGTAGTGGTATTAGTTAAAGCGTTTTGTCCAATAGCTACATTACTATCTGCTGTAGTTACAGCATCTCCAGCTGCATCACCTATAAATACATTAAAACTTCCTGTGGTTAAGGCATCTCCAGCAGATTTTCCTAATGCTGTGTTTTGTTGTCCAGTTGTAAGACTTGAAAAAGCATCAGCACCTATTGCAGTATTATTTATACCAGAGGTTAAAACGTTAAACACATCATCACCTATTCCTACATTATGAGATGCAGAAGATAAAGTTCCTGTTCCTGCATCTTGGCTGATTAATATACTGTCTACAAAGTTAGTGGCGTCGGCTAGAATACCTACACCATTAATTGTGCTGTTAAAAGTAGCTGCACCTGCATTAGACATATCAAGGGTGAGAGCAGATATTATTGAGCCACCATCGTTGCCTCTAAAAATCATACTACCATCGCTAATAGAGGATTTTAATTGTAAATTACTGCCATCTCGTATTATCGAACCAACTTCTGTTCCACCAACTAAGAAATCAAAATCTCCACCACCTGCATCAAGAATAATATCTCCTGCAACATCAATCGTAAGATCACCACTTGATAGATCTATTTCAGTTCCATCTATAGTTATGTTATCTACGACTACACCTGCGTTTGCAGTTACAACACCACCTACAGCTAGGGTAGAGGCCATATCTACAGCTCCGTCTATATCTACTACATCTAAGTTAGATGTGCCATCTACGTCTATATCGCCAGATATGTCTAGTGCAGTACCAATAAGAGTTTGTGAAAAAGTGACTTGTCCGTTAGAGGCTATAGTCATAGCGTCTACATCTGAGGCAGATCCTATAGTTTTACCATCACCAATAATTAGATCATCAGTAAGCGTAACTATACCTGTAACTCCTAATGTACCGCCAATAGTTGCATTACCGCTGCCACTTAAAACATCTACAGTTGTAGTTCCTGCTAAGTTTAAATCGGTAAAAGCATCAACCATAGCTGCGCCAGAGCCAGCTCCATCTGAATATACAGCTTTTACATGACCTGCTGGAATTGTTACATTTGCGCCAGATCCTTGCGAAATGATGATGTTTTGTGATCCTGATGTACCGTTTTCAATAAACCATAGTTTAGATACGGTATTTGGGCCAATCGTTATGGTACAAGCTGAATCAAGCGTACCTGTATATTTTAAATAAATAGATCTACCAGGATCAGTAGAACCGTCTGCAATAGTGGTTGTGTGAGTATCTGCGTTGGTTGTTATAGCCTCTGTGCCAAAACTAAACGCCTCAGCAATCAGCTCTAAATTGGTGTTGGTCGAAGCCCCCCAAGTACCTGACTCATCACCTGTTGCTATTTCTTTTAATCTTAAATCATTTACATACGTTGCCATTTTTTAAGCTACCTCTTCCCAATCTGGGGTTTGTGTTTCATTAATTTCAGCAAAGGATGAACTTTGGTCATCATCAATATTAGCATAATTTTGTGTTTGTGTTTCATTTATTGCACTAAAACTAGAGGTTTGTGTATCTGTAACATTAGAGTAACTTCTTGTTTGCGACTCATCTACAAGACCCCATACGTTAACATCAAAGGTGCTACCTATTGCTTCAACACCTATTGGGAATACCGTAGCCCCTAATCCAATAGTTACGCTACCTACTGACCCAGTAACAGCAACACCATCAATACCAAACTTAACGGCATTATGTGTCGTTACAGATCCTACTGCACCTGTGGCCGCAACTCCATTAATTACAACATTAGCTTCACCATCTACGTCAACTAGAACTCCACCAAGCGATCCAACTGCTCCAGTAGCATTGGCAACAGCATCACCATTTACCCCAACTCCACCAATAGCTGAAGTTCCTGCTAAGCCTGTAACGCTAACATTTGCTTTTGCATTTATACTTAGAGTTCCTAATGCACTTGTGCCTGCTTGACCCGAAGGTATGACATTTGCTTTTGCAATTGTTGATATGGTGCCAAGCGCTGAAGTAGAAGAAAGGCCGCTTATTGATACATTTGCCTCTGCGTCAACCGCAACAGTACCTAATGCAGAGGTTGCAATCTGAGAGGATGGGGATACGTTGGCTTTTGCTACAACTGAAACAGTACCAAGCGCACTTGTAGCTGCTACGCCTGTAAGAGTAACTGGTATAGGCTCACTCCAAGGCCCTTGTCCCCAGGTGCCTCGACCCCAACCAGTTATATTAGCCATAAGGCTAAGCTATTCTGATAATCGCTGTGCTTGCTGCTGCTGCTGGAAATACTATTGTAAAGTCACCAGCTGTAGATGTTTTGTCACCACCAAAATCAATAGTAGCAACAGATTTGTTACTGTCAGAAGAGTTATAGATCATACAACCTCTTGCAGTTATAGTAGCAGTTCCAAAAGTTAAATCTGCAAAATCAGTAAAGCCAGTAGTGCCGCTAGATGTTGGATCTACTCTTGTAAGGTTGTTACCGCCAGATGTGTAGTTTGTGCCACTAGCTTGTCCTGTAGTGGTAAAAGCTGTAGTTGTAGCACCTAAAGTAGCTGA